AGTATAAAAGAGATAATCCAGGTAGTAAGCTACAGACAGCTGTAACTAAAGACCCTTCTAAATTAAAGAAAGGTAGTAAAGCTTGGAAAAGAAGAAAATCATTCTGTGCACGTTCTAAAGGATGGACTAGCGAACGTGGTCGTGCAGCACGCCGCAGATGGAATTGCTAATAAAACAAATAAAGATATAAAATGGGTAACTTTGCAAATCAACCGGAATTCGTTACTGCTGAAGTAGCTTCGCATACTCCAAGCGATACAATGGACGCGACTACGTTTTTAAACGGCGCTGGCGTATTCGTTGGTACAGGTGGTGATCTTCGCGTTATTATGAATAACGTAGAGGGATCTATCAGTGCGCCTGATAATTCTGTAACATTCACTAATATACCTGACGGTACGTTTCTACCTATAATTGTTGATTACATTATTGCTACAAACACTACTGCAGCAGGTATCATTGTATTTAAATAAGCTATGATTGGTAATAGAATCGGTGTTCCGTATTTTAGCCATAAGCCATTATTTGGTGGTACTGGTCTAAACATACAGGCTGAGAACGGTGATTATCTTATTACCGAAGCTGGCGACTGGATTATTGAAGAAGGTAACATTAGATATTACCGCGGCGACGGTGCGGGCGATTACGTAGATTGCGTAACGGCTTCCGCGCCTTTTGATATTGATTCAACGCAAGATTTATCAATTGTATTTTGGGTGCGCCTTACATCTTCAAATTTACAAAACTTTTTGTTTTGGAATTTTGGCAATACCAGCGCAAACAAAGATAACCGTATATTGCTAACGTATAGTTCACCACTGAATCGCTTGACCGCGCGTGTACGTTCTCTTGGTGTTAACTTTGATAATCAATGGGATCTTACAGATAATTCAGCCGCAACCGGTATTACGGATAATGTTACAAAGTGGACTGCATTACAACGTGGTAATACGAATGCAGATGGCTGGACAATGATTACAATATTGTATGATGCTTCTGAAGCTGCAGGCGCGGATGCCCTTAAGATGTATTGGAATACAACAGCAATGTCTGTTAGCGCCGCATCAACAAGCGGCACAAGAACAGCGATGGCCGCAACGCACGGACGTATTGGCGAAAACCTAGGCGAAACAGATTCTCAAGGCAATGTCCTTGCAGATATGGATGAAATTAAAATATATAACAAGGTACTTACGCCTTCTGAAATATCTACTATTTATAACAGCGGCGTTATATTGAATGCTGCATCAACAGTAGAAAGCGGCTTGATTACTGAATGGTCATTTGACGACGGTACAGGCGACGATAGAGAAGGGGTATATACATGTACACTTGTAAACGCAATAACAGCACCTTATTAAGATGGCATACGAAATTCTACCATACGACGAAGAAGCTACAGTATATGAAGTACTGAATGCAGGTACTCCTGAGTTTTATGGAACACAGGAAGAATGCCAACAATACATAGACAATTTATAAAGTAAATACCATTAAACATGGCAAATAAGAAATTTAGTGACTTTCAATTAGAAACCGATCAGGCAAATGTATCGTTCTTGGTTGGTTATGACGGTGGCGATAATGTTAGAATTGCACCTTCTAGTTTAAGTTCTGGCATGACCAGCTTTACGCTATCGGCTAATAGCGGTACTACACAAACTATTGAGGACGGTAATACATTGTCAATTTTTGGTGGTACTGGTCTTTCAACAACGGTAGGATTTACAGATACTGTAACCGTTAACTTAGATAATACAGCGGTAACCCCAGGTAGCTACACCTCGGCTGATATCACTGTTGACGCCCAGGGTCGTATTACAGCGGCAGCGAATGGTTCTAGTGGTGGCAGTATGTCCAGCTTTAATCTAACGGGAGATATAGGCCAATTACAAACCGTTGAAGACGGTAACACAGTAGATATTGCCGGCGGTACTGGTATTTCAACAATTTCTAGTCAATTCGACAGAGTTACAATCAATCTAGAAAACACAACAGTAACAGCAGGCAGCTACACCTCAGCTGATATCACTGTTGATGCTCAAGGACGTATTACGGCAGCGGCAAATGGCTCTGGGGGCGGCGGTGGCGCAACAGACCTTAATGGCCTAAGTGATGTAACTATAACTGCTGGTTCTCAACCTTCAGCTTATTTTATTAATATTCCAGCTAGCGCATCAGGAATCCATAATCTTGTAATGGGATATCAAGCTGGTAATAATATGACAAATACTGCCAATAATGTTATTTTAGGACACAACGCTGGTAAATCCTGGTCAAATAATTTTGGAAGAAATGTTATAATTGGGGATGAAGCAGCTGGTTTGTGTACTAACCAAGTTGGAAACATGGTGGCTATAGGGAACCAAGCGGCAAGACGAAATGCTAATCCTTATAATTCTGTAATTATTGGTTACCGAGCTGGGGAGGCATCGACCAATTCCACCGGCGGAACAGGTAATGCATATGCATCAGTTTTGGTGGGGGTCAACGCCGGCTATCAAGCCGACACTACGTACGGTGTATTTATAGGTGACTCTGCGGGAATGAGTGGCGGTGGAAGTTATGCTGTATATATAGGTCGTAATGCCGGTAGAAACGCTCAAGGTGGAAATAACGGTACAGAAAGTATAGGTATTGGGTATCAAGCTTTGGTGTCAGCCACAACCGCTCGATACAATACATTCGTAGGGACGAGGTCAGGCGATGCCATAAACACCGGTCAAAACAATACCGGTATTGGGTACACCGCCGGATCAACGATGACAACCGGCAGTAATAATACATTCCTGGGTAGTTACGCTCAAGCAAGTTCTACAACTGTATCAAACGAGATTACTTTGGGTGATTCAAATGTAACTTCGTTGCGCTGTGCTGTAACGTCTATTACATCTTTGTCCGATCAAAGAGATAAAACGGAGATAACTAATTTAAGTTATGGATTAGATTTTATTAATCTACTTCAGCCCCGTGAATTTGTTTGGGACAACAGAGCGGAAACAAGATTGCAGCAAGTAGTTGACGAAGATGGTGCAGCCGTTCTAGATGAAGACTACGAGCCTGTTATGGAAACGGTAGAGTTTTTCTCAGCCAATAAAGGTAAAAAAGATTTTGGTTTCATTGCACAGGAAGTTCAAGTATATGATGATGATACATTAAGACTTGTTTATAATGAAAATCCAGATAAGCTTGAAATGAGCTATGGTAAGCTGGTGCCAATACTAGTAAAAGCTGTACAAGAATTATCAGCCGAGGTTGAATCATTGAAGGCACAATTAGCATAAACCGATTATACGTAAATATAATCAATACAAACACTTAAATAAAATCAAATGAAAAAAGTAACAAAAAAAGAGTTGGAAACTCTTCAAGGTCTAGTTAGTCGTATCAATCAAGGTACATTCAATGTAGGTAACGTTGAATTGCAAAAGAAAAACATGATTGACGAGCTACACGGTTCAATTGCAGCACTAGAAGCTGAAAAGCAAGTATTGCAAAAGAAATACGGTGATAAAGAAATCAACGTAATGACCGGTGAAATTATTGACGCATCTAATGCAAGTAATTAGAAAGATAAGCGTCGGAAAGGACTATAAAAATGACGCCATGCACTATTCTGTTGGACAGGAAGTGTATGGCGGTCATACTATAGTTAACATATTAGAAGAGGAAGACAAGTACTCTGTCTATATACAAAAACAAGATATGGTAATGCCATGGAAAGACTTCAACAAAAACATGGCCGTTTCTGTTGAATACGATCTTTCTTGGTAATGAAAAGCGTATTTAATTACATGGTAGCCCCAAAGCACGGGCGATCATCTGGTAAGAAAGAGATTAACGGGAAAGAGCTACTCCTTAACACGGATACTCAAGCCCACGAATACACCAGCAGGCTGGGAATAATTAAGGCGTTACCATTAGCAACACCCACCGAGTTACGAGTTAACGATGAGGTGATACTGCACCATAATGTTTTTCGTCGATTTAGAGACGTACGCGGCGCTGAAAAAAACAGCAAAGCATATTATTCTGAAGATACATTTTTTGCTCAGCCTGACCAAATATACGCTTATAAAAGAAATGGTGAGTGGTATTGTTTGGAAGGCTTTTGTTTTTTAAAACCTATCGTAAATAAAGATCCGCTTTCTTTAGAAAAAGAACAGCCGCTTGTAGGCATTATTAAATATGCAGACGAGGGTTTTAAAGTTGGTGAACTTGTAGGTTTTAAACCAAACAGAGAATACGAATTTAATATTGAAGAAGAGCGCTTGTATAGAGTGCCTTCGAAAGACATTACAATTAAATATGAATACCAAGGAGACGAAGAAGAGTATAATCCAAGCTGGTCGCAAAGCAGTTGAGGAACTTATTAAAGTCGCAGAAGAAAAGATCATTACTAACACAGAAGATGATGTATCTGCCGACCGATTAAAAAATGCAGCCGCAACTAAGAAGCTGGCTATATTTGATGCTTTTGAAATCCTTACTCGTATTGAAGAGGAAGAGCGTATACTCGAGAATAGACCGAAAGAAGAAAAGAAAGAGGAAGCCTTCAAAGGGTTTGCTGAAAGACGATCTAAGTAATGTACGAGCAAAGTTTAGTAAAGACCATAGAGCCTATAAAGCTCACTACTTTGCATCGACTGAATAAAGGTAAGAAATGGAAATATGGTTACGATAAAGAACACGACATTATTGTAATTAGCCATACCGGACAGATCGGAGAAATAATAGAGATTGAAAATCTAAAGATAGCTTTACCGCCGGCGCCAAAAGATTTAAAGAAAGGCGAAGACAAATGGGTAAAGGCTGAATACCCAAAAGAATTAAAGTCTGTTAAGACTATATTTGATTGGCAAACATACCCGGACGATTTTAAAAGCAAATGGGAAGGATACATAGATGAAGAGTTTAAAAGAAGAGATGAAGGACATTGGTTTTATAATAAAGGTATACCCACTTATATTACTGGTTCTCATTATATGTATCTACAATGGAGCAAAATCGACGTGGGGAACCCAGACTACCGTGAAGCAAATAGACTATTCTTTATATTCTGGGAAGCATGTATGGCCGACTACAGATGTTATGGAATGTGCTATCTTAAAAACAGACGGAGTGGATTTTCATTCATGGCATCAAGCGAGACCGTTAATCAAGCTACAATATCAAGTGACGCAAGATTCGGTATACTATCTAAGTCAGGAGCAGATGCTAAAAAAATGTTCACAGACAAAGTAGTTCCTATATCTGTTAACTATCCGTTTTTCTTTAAGCCTATCCAAGATGGTATGGATAGACCTAAAACCGAATTGGCATATCGTGTGCCAGCATCAAAGCTAACACGAAAGTCGATACAGTCGCAAGAAAAGCGTGTGGAACTTGAAGGTCTTGATACAACTATTGACTGGAAAAATACAGGCGATAACTCTTATGATGGTGAAAAGCTTAAACTGCTAGTGCACGATGAGAGCGGTAAATGGGAACGACCTGACAATATTTTGAATAACTGGCGTGTAACCAAAACAACATTACGATTAGGTTCAAGAATCATCGGCAAGTGTTTAATGGGGTCTACGTCTAACGCATTGGATAAAGGTGGTGATAATTTTAAAAAATTATACCAAGATTCTGATGTAACTAAAAGAAATGCTAACGGACAAACTAAGTCTGGTTTATACAGCCTTTTTATTCCAATGGAGTGGAATTACGAAGGTTTTATAGATGAATACGGTTTGCCGGTGTTTAATACACCTACAGAGACTGTTTTAGGACCATATGGTGACGTTATAGAAGTTGGGGTTATAGATTATTGGGAAAACGAAGTTAACGGCCTTAAAGGAGACCAGGATGCTTTGAATGAATTTTACAGACAATTCCCGCGAACAACTGAGCATGCTTTCCGAGATGAAAGCAAAAATAGTATTTTTAACCTAGCGAAAATATACGAACAGATTGATTATAACGAAGATCTGCGTAATACTAATATAGTATCGAAAGGTAACTTTCAATGGGTTAATGGCGTTAAGGATACAACAGTGGTATTTATACCTAGTCCGCAAGGACGCTTTAAAGTATCCTGGGTGCCGCCTGCCGCAATGCAAAATAGGCAGATTACTAAGAATGGTATTAGATACCCTGGCAACGAACACGTCGGCGCTTTTGGGTGTGATAGTTACGATATTTCGGGCACGACCGACGGTAGGGGCTCAAAAGGTGCATTACACGGATTAACAAAGTTTTCAATGGAAGATGCACCACCTAGCTCGTTCTTTTTAGAATACATAGCTAGGCCTCAGACAGCTGAGATATTTTTTGAAGACGTGCTAATGGCATGTGTGTTTTACGGAATGCCTATACTTGCCGAGAATAACAAACCTAGATTGCTCTATCATTTTAAAAGAAGAGGCTATAGGGGTTATTCGATGAACCGACCCGACAGATTATGGAATAAGCTTTCCGTAACTGAAAAAGAAATTGGAGGAATACCAAACTCCAGTATGGATATGAAGCAAGCACATGCTGCCGCAATTGAAATGTATATTGAGCAGTACGTTGGCCAAATATCAGAAGGAAACTACGGAACAATGTATTTTAATGATACATTAAATGATTGGTCAAAATTTGATATAAATAATCGAACAAAGCACGATGCTGCGATTAGTTCTGGTTTAGCCATTATGGCATGTAACAAAGATTTGTACAGACCAGTAGGAGATAGACAGAAAACAAAATTAAACCTTAAGATTGCTAGATATAAGCAAGACGGGTATATTTCAGAAATAATAAAATAATATGGCTGAGTCAGTTGTAAGTAATTATTTTCCGAGCCAGGTGGCTAGCGACCAAGAAAAAATGTCGGAAGAGTATGGCCTAAAAGTAGGAAGGGCTATACAAAACGAATGGTTTTCTAGAAACCAGGGTAATACCCGTTATGATAGTAATCAAAACTCTTATCATAATCTAAGATTATATGCGCGTGGCGAACAGCCTATACAAAAATATAAAGATGAATTATCTATTAACGGTGATTTATCTTATCTTAATTTGGATTGGAAACCTGTTCCGATTCTTTCTAAGTTTGTTGATATTGTAGTTAACGGTATTGCTGACCGCGCTTTTGATATTAAAGCCTATTCTCAGGATCCATACGGTGTTAATAAGCGCACTATGTATATGGAGTCTATAATCCGCGATCTGCAAACTAAGCAGCTTAACGATTATGTGCAGGAGCAGTTTGGTATTAACTTATACGAGAACGACCCTGAAATGCTTCCGCACTCGCAAGAAGAGATGGAATTGCATATGCAGCTAAGCTACAAGCAGGGCGTTGAAATGGCCGAGGAACTGGCGATCAATACATTGCTTGAGGGCAATAACTATGATTTAATTAAGCGTCGACTATACTACGATCTAACAACGATTGGTATTGGCGCTGTTAAAAATACATTTACCGTTTCTGAAGGCGCTAAAGTAGAATATGTTGACCCAGCTAACCTTGTATATTCATATACCGAGTCCCCATACTTTGAGGACTTATATTATGTAGGCGAGGTGAAGAACGTGCCTATTAATGAGCTTAAGAAGGAGTTCCCGCAGCTTACAGATGAGGAATTAGATAAAATTAAGAAAGAAGGTACACATTACCACTCCGGCCGCGCGGCAAGTACAAGTACAAATAGAAGCGATTACGATTCTAATACTGTGCAGATACTTTACTTTAACTACAAGACCTACATGAATGAGGTATACAAGGTTAAAGAAACTGCAACTGGGGCAACTAAGATTTTGGTACGCGACGATCAGTTTGACCCGCCAGTAGAAATGCTTGAAGCTGAATTTGGCAAAATGTCAAGATCACTTGAAGTATTATATGAAGGTGCGCTAGTATTAAATACTAATATCATGTTAAGATGGCAGATGGCTAAAAACATGATGCGTCCTAAGAGTGATTACAAG